GCTATATGTGCTATATGTTTTATGCTTTCAAATCCAATATCAATTTTCAAAACAATTTCCCCATAATTCTTTTTTCCATTAACGAACTTCCCGTTAATGGTCTTGTTTCATATAACATTTTATTAAATAACGAAAATCCCAAGTCACTTGGATCCTTATCCTGCATTTCAACCAAATGAACCCTAATTCCATGATTTAAAAAATAATCACAAATATCTAAGGCCTTAATCAATGCATCTTTATCTAATGCTATATATAATTTTTTAACACGCTTTTCTATAATTTTTTTACGTAATTTATCCAGAACAATCTTACCAAATAATGGAATTGCATTTCTTTTTACAGCAATTGCATCGAATGCTCCCTCTACAATCGTAATAGGTTCGTCCCAATTAATTAATAAATCAAACCCAATAATGTCTTTTGATACTTGTGGATTTTTATGCTTAAAATCCGTATCATAATATGCTCTTCCTGTAAAAAAGTTCAGTACACCATTTTCATCATAACTTGGAATTATTATTTTTCCCTTATATTGTCCCTTGCTACAAAATCCTATATTATATTTTATAATATCTATATCATTTATACCACGATTATTTAGATAATGCAAAGCATTTCTAACTTCGGGATTTTTTACCGACGCTTTGTATAATGGTTCAAATTCATCAGGTAAAGATAATGTGTCATATTTTTTTTCTGTTTGTTTTGGTACATAATCACCAATACATTCATTTAATTCCTTAATTTGATTTTGAGTTGCATTTGCTTTTTTAAATAATGAATATAATTTTCTACCCTTAGCCCCGCAGACCCAACATTGCCATAACTGAGTTACTAGATTAACTTGCAGTTTTCTTTTGTGATGTCTACAAAATGGGCAGTAAAAGGAAGACTCGCTATTTCTTAATTGTTTACTTTTACCAATAACCCTTTCGATTATGTTTAATAATGATAAATTACCCATTCGCTTTTTTTATTAAATCTACAAAAGTTTCAAAAGGAATTGCTACATATGTTTTAGTTCTATTCCTCTTAAAAACAACAGCTGGATCATAACCTTGATCGTTGGCCTCAGCTTGTTTAATTGCAGACCATATATTTAATTTTTCTTGATTTTTACACTCGAAAGAAAAAGGTATATGTCTTCTAGCTAATGGACTCATTTGCAAATCTTCCCCTGATTGGCCCATTGCTGTGGATCTAATGTCATCTGGTAACAATTCGGTAAATGCTTCGACCAGTAATGCCCGAACCTCCTGTTGTAACCTTCTCCCTTTAGCTTTTGCGGATGATGTCTTCATACATAACTCCTTATTTTTTTTCCTTATATGAATATAAGAAAAATATTTGAAATAACCAAATTTTATCTATCAAATCTAACTACTATTGTAGTATCCATATTTTTAGGTTTTTTAATTGGTGATGCCATTTTTGCGACTGCAATTAGATCCAAATCATCATTATAAAGTCCCACCGATGTAATATATGGGTGAAAATTAGATGCAGATGACATTCCCTTTAATTCTGATTCATATATAGAATTATTTTTTCTTAATGTTGGGTTCATTGAGACATCGAATTCTGTTGACCTAATATGGCAATAATATTCTTCCTCTATTATGGTATGAGAACCTTTAAATGTAATATAGTGTTTCGTATTATCTGAAAACATATCTCTATATTTCTGTCTAGGATCTGTTACAGTAACTAAGCCATAATCATAAAATGCATTTCCTACCACATTTGTATTAGTAACACTTTGAGATAGTGCTATTATCGACGATGAATGTATTGCTGTATCATATATCCTGATTTCATCTATTGAACCAGTAAATGGTTTTATCATAGAATCCAAACTTCTTTCGTATTTAATATTATTCGCTGATACAAAGCTTTTAGGTTTGTAATGTGTTTTTACTCCTGCACTTCCATATGAACCACCGGCCATCTCCGCTTGAAGTGAGTTTGGTACACCATCAAAAGTTCCTTGATATGCTTCAACCAACCTACCTGCTCCTATTGATATAGGCCAATTGTTAGAAATCGTATTACTATGATCTTTTGGATAATCACCCTTTGTTTTTACCCTTTTTCCATTGCAATACATTTCTAAATTGGATCCAGTTTTCTGAAATACAAAATGTCTCCATATGTTATCATTATATGCATCAGTTGATACTAATGTTTTTTCCGTATTACCATCAGAACGTCTAAAAACAAGTTTTCCAGAATAACTTCCTCTATCCGATCCCCATGAATTACCGACACTAATTTCGAATGGGAAACATGATCCCCATGCCCATTTTCTTTTAGATAGTATTATGTTATCCGCGTGCTGTTTTAATCTTCTTCTTTTTAAACGATATCTATTTCCACCATGAACCGTCCAAGTCTCATAACTTTCATCTAATGAACCCCATCGACTTTGACTAACTGATTGTGATACTGGTATTTTAAGCCACATCGAAATAGCAAAATCTTGATCTGCTCCGTATTGTGTTGGTCCCGAACCTAGTTTTTTAGCTATTGCATAACTACCACTATGGCCTTGTGTTTCCAGTGCATATCCATGCATACCTCCAACATATTTTACGTCTTTAGAAGATATATTAAATGGAAACGGTCCATTGTAATTTAATCCTAATTTTAAATCAGAATATCTACCCTGAGAAACTGTTTTAACTCTATGTCCCTCAGATCGTAAAAGCTTATATCCCTCACTAAATGGTATATGAACAACTAAATTTTCACTTCCGATAAAATTACTTGTATCAATTGCTTTATCTATTAAATTAGAATATCCATCATCCTGTAGGGTAATTCCTGTTGGATTATCGATAACATGTATCGAACTTTTTTTGATTCCTTCACCGTATATAGCTTGTGGTATAGATATTACATGTGCATATCGATGTAAATCTCTATGCTGTCTATTACCGTCATACCATTGGCATGGTTTTGCATTAGACTCATTCTCCATACCTCTTTGACTAAACCTGTAAAAAAGTTTATCTATACTTGAGTGTACAATAAAATCATATTTATTATTTCTTGAAGGCTCTGCTGATGATCCTGATTGGAATCCATTTATTGAAGATGTAGAATGTGCTGCCTGATAGTAAGTAGATCCTGTAATTATACTTCCAGTGTTTGCTACTATAGCCGAATCTAATCCCCTTTCCGAAATCGTCCATTGTTTATGTGCGACGAAAGGTGTGGATGAACCATCTTCTGGTTTAAATGTCTTAAAATATCCTGTTGCCATATATCGATTTCCTTAAAATAAAAGCTTCTCTATAATAAATATAAAGAAGCTCTATTTTTAAGAATTATGTAGCCTATAATTAATATTCTAACTTAACCTTAATTAAAGCTTCACGTGAAAAACTTTTTAATAAAGGTTTACTTAATTTAGCTACTGCAAGTAATTCATTGGCATTATTATACATACCAACAGTTGTTATATATGTTTGTGGATTCTGTCTAAAGGTTGTATGTTTTAATGTACCATTCGATCCCGTAACAAAAGTTGGATTATTACTATAATTAAATTCCTGATTCTTTATTCTACAGAAATAATATGTACATGTCAAAGCCTGTGCGTTTCTAGCTTTAAAACTTGCCCCGCCTTTAATATGATTATAAAATTTTGCATTATTTCCTGGAAATCCTACAACATTTGAACCACTGGTAACTCCAACATTTGCAGTTCTAGTCATTGCTTGGTCACCAATTAATCCTGCATCTAAAATTATCATTCCTTGTTCTGGGTAGAATTTTCCGAATGTTCTTTCAGATGTAAATGTCCCCGCTGCGCCTATCGATCCGCTTATTACATCATATACCTTACCTGCGATACCAGATGTTCCTGCAGAATCGCCGCTATTATCTTTTAACACAATAGAAGCCCTATCCGATTTAGAAGCTGAAATTGTTAATTCCCAGTTTCCTGGATCAAGAGCCTCCTTAGCTCTAGCTCTGTTAAAGTTAATTGCGAATATTTCATTGACATTACGGGTGTTTGTACCATCATGGGTAACCCATGTAGATGTTCCGTCAGGTAATAATAATGTCTTATATTGTGAGAATATAGCTTTTGATGGCGCGTCTCCGTCTCTACCACCAGTTGTTTTATATGAACCACTTCCCGCCATATGACCATATGCAATTGAAAATTGTGATAATGCTGTTGTGTCAGAATTAATATCTTTATTATAAAGATCTAAATAGTATGCACCCGAACTTCCACTCTGTGTTGAAGAAGTAAAAAATGTTGAAAGTTGAGCACTATTATCTGACCATGCTGTAGCAGTAACTATTTCTTGCTGTCCTGTTATTGTATCATCACCTGTAAATTGTTGGTATACTTTAGCCATTTTTTATATTCTCCTTATGCGTTAATATCTAAATTAACCGACACTGCTACCGTCATCGATCCACCAGTTTCATTTCCTGTGATGGTTAATGTTGTTGAAGCGGCTGAGGCTAGTGATTTAGCAACTAATCTAAATGATGTTCCTATAGCTGTTACTGTGTTATTAACAATTGTTCCTTCTGTTAATGGGATTGTATTATAATTAGAAGTTGCTGATGTTCCTGCTGCTGATGCACCTATTACTGTTAACGTTGCTACATCTGAATCCGCTAATACCGCTGTATATCCTGCTGTCGCATTTGAACCAGGTAAGTTTGGTGTTGTTGGATTAATGGTAACCGCCTGTCCTACATCTAAAGGTCCTATAGCAGATTGTCCAATTGAAATAATTGGTAATTTTTGTGTATTTTGAGGTAGAGTCACTAATTTGTGTTTCATCACATGTTGTTGATTAGGAGAAGCTTCTACTACCGGCATGTTTTCAATAACCACACCATAATAATTACTACCTAATTCATGAGCTGAATTCCAAAGATTATAATCTACTTCATCATCTGCTAATGCGAATTTTGTTATTTGAAATGACCCATCTCCCTTTGCTAAAAGTTCTCTACCTTTTTTAGTAAGGATTGCGTCTACTGTAATTGAACTATTATCTAAATATCCCATTGTTTTTCCTCTTATTTATCTACATATAAATATATACTTATAGTAAAAAGTTGTCCTTTATTATAATTATCTGCTAACTTAAAAAATACTTATTTTTTCTTCGCTGCTGGGCCTCCCCATGATGTATTTGGTGGACTAGCAGTTATCCACACCATTTCATATCCATTATTATACCAATACCCGTTTGTTTGTCCCTGAGGTCCTGCAATATCATATCCAGGA